CATGGTGTCCTCCTTCGTTCTAGTCCGCCCCGGTTCCCCCCGGGGCAACTCCAACTTAGGTGCTCCCCACCCAAGAGTCAAGCAAAAAAGCAAGCGGAAAGAAAAAGAGCATTCGAGGGCGCAGGCAGGGCACTTGCGGAAAGGGTCAGGGAGCGTGGGCCTCGATTTCTGGCAGCCAGGCCCAGCATCTGCCGGCGAGGATGTGGCTGATATGCGGCTGGCCCACGTCGAACCGCTCAGCGATCTCGCGTTGCACCGCTCCGCGCAAGCGACCGGATTCGCCCCCCCCCGAAAACGTGCGCGTGCGATGCGCCGCGGGCCGTGCTAGGATGCTCGCGTCGAGCCGTGAGGTGCCGAGAATGGATCAGGCCCTTCTGAACATCATTTCACACTTGCAGATTCACGATCTCGCCTACCGCCACTTCGGCCCGTACTGGTGGCGTCTCAAAGCAATCCTGAAGGCCGCCGGCTTCAACGAGGAGGCGCTCCCCCACCTCGGCCCAAACGACGAACCGGCGACCCGCGAGCGCTGGGATGACATCCCGCCCGAGGAGTTCCTCCCGATCGCGCTCGAAGAGCAAATGGCGAACGCTCAGTTTTTCCATCTCAGCTCCTGGACGACGGACCCAGAGACCGGCGACCCCTACTTTCTCTACGATGAGGACGTCGGAAGATGACCGTGCGTCTTATGATCAAAGCCGGCCGCAACCGCTTCTACGACAAGATCCCCGGCGGCCTGGCCGCGGGCAAGAAGCCCTCCGACTTCGACGCCGACGAGCTGGCCGCAGGGATCAAGGTCGAGATGGAGCACACCAGCGACCGCGGCATCGCCCGCGAGATCGCCATGGACCACATCACCGAGGACCCCCGCTACTACCGCAAGCTCGCGCGCATGGAGGCGGGGACGGCGAAGTCCCTGGACGCCCTCGGCGACGAGGAGCTGCTGCAGAAGTCGGCAGCCTTCGGCGTGCTCCAGCTCGTGCGCGTCGAGAACGCCGATCTCTTAGTGAAGGCCGAGCGCGTCGGGCACAAGTACATCGCCCGGTTCCCGGTTCGGGACGGCGGCAAGCGCCGCTGGCGGTACGTCTACGCCGTGCCCGGGCGAGACCTCGTTTCATCGGAGACCTTGGTCCCTGGCGCTGTCTTCCGCTCCCCCCGCGGCCTGATGACCGTCGAGGCGGTCAGCGCCGACTCGGGCATGATCACGGTGAGGGGGCCGGGGGGCACGCGGTTCGTCACGGACGCGAAGAAGTTCGCGGCCATGGTCAACGTCCAGCACGTCAAGGCCAAGGCGGCCCGCAAGCAGGCCAAGGAAGCCGAGATCGAAATCGCCATGGACATCCTGCGCGAGGGCAGCGGCGGGAAGACGGACACTCAGTTTGGCCGCGTCCAGCGACTCGTCGTAGATGCAGCCAAGAGAGGGTGGATCTCGGCGGGAGTGGCCACCGGACTCCTCAGCACGGCAGATCGGTACGCCGATGACAGGCGGCTGGCGGAGGCCAAGCCCCCTGTCTCTGCGAAGGAGACAGCCCCCTCCGACTCCGACCCCCAGGAAGTGCTCAGGGCTGCCCGGCGGGCCCTCAAGAGCGCTCAGAAGCAGAACAAGCCGGCCGCAGAGAGCATGGCGCTCGTCGAGTCCGGCCAGGCAGCAATCGCCGCCGCGGGCCTCGCTGGCCATCCCGATCTGACGGCGATGGTCGCTCGGCTGGAGAAGGAGGTCGGGAAGCTGAAGGCCGCGGCTGAGGGCGAGAAGGCGGTGGCTGAGGCAGAGAAGGCAGAGAAGGCCAAAGCCAAGGCAGTCGAGGATGCCGCTTCAGCCCGCCGGGCGGATGCAGAGAAAGAGAAAGCGGCCAGGGAAGACCAGCGCCGGAGCAAGTCAGGGGCGAAGAAAGACTCCCTGTTCGCTGTCGCCGATGAGTTTCTGCCGAGAAATGGCGGAGGCGTCGCTCGCTCTAATCTCTACGACCTAGAGCGCAATGCGCTGAAAGAGGGGACTGAACTAGCAATCAGCCCGAACACATCGGTTATTTTGCCATACTCTGAATCGTCGTCCGTTTTGCTGGTGCAGAGTGCAGGGGCAAAAATCACGGCCATCTACACCAAGCCCCACAGCAAGGATCTGGCCACTCGCATTCTGTCGTTGATGTCAGCTGGCTCCAAGAAGAAGCACAAAGAGGGTGCGCAGAGGTGGACCGACGAGGCCCCTGCCCGCGCAGCAAAAGAGGAAGAGAAACGAACTGCGGCTGTGGCCAAGCAGGAAGAACAGAGAAGGCAGTGGCAGGAGCGCCAGAAGAGGGAAAAAGACGAATGGGACGCCGGGACTAGGTCGCAGACGTTCACGCGAACGCTCCAGCGCAAGCCGATCGCTTCGGATCGGAAGGTTGGCGACGTCATTTTCAACAAGCAATTCGGCAAGTTCCTGGTTGTGACGAAAGTGCATGCACCGCACTATATCAGGGAGGACGGCCGATCGCTCGGGCTGACGGAAGATTCTGGCTGGGACTCTAGCTTCGACGCCAGAATTGCCTCCGAACAGGAGTATGCAGCAAAGAAAAAGCTGCGGGACGCTCGCATCCGCAAAGAGGAAGAGAAGAAGGAGAAGGAAGAGGATCTCTTCCAGATCAAATCCGAGTTCAGGAAAGAGAAGGGTGCGACCCGCGATGAGCTGAACGCAAGGGAGATCATTTCTGCGGCGAAGAAGGCCGGTACCATCATTGCCGCTCAAGGCGAGCCGGGGAAGAGCAACTCTTGGTACTACATCCTTCCTCACAGCAAGAACGATCCAATCATCTTCGCGTCCCACGGGGGCTACGACGACTACCGGACGGGGACGTCGTCTCTCCCGTACTCTGCAGCGCTGGCCAAGCGGCTGATGGCCCACATGACGCCTGCGCAGCGGAAGGAGCACAAGGAGAAGGCGAAGCTGTCCCCCCCCGCTCCGCCGCCGTCGCCTGCTGCAGCGGAGCCTGCCGCTGAGATCAAGGACAGTGTTGCGTTCTGGTCTCGATCTCCGGGAAAAGGGTATGAGGCCGGAAACACGTTCAAAAACAAGGAAACCGGCAAGATCATGGTCGTCGTGTCCGCCGAGAAGCCAATCCACATCACGGAAGATGGCCTGTCCCTCGGCTACAGGGAGGACAGCGGCTGGTTTCAGGACTACAAGACGAGGGAGGCCACACCCGATGAGGCCAAACAGCACCAGGCCCCCCCCGTTCCTCCTGAGCGAAAGACGGCCATCGCTCAAAGGGAATACCTGGATAGAGAGAAGCTAAAAGAGAAAGAGAAAGAGAAAGAGAAGAAGGAGAAAACTGCAGGGAAGCGCAACCCCGCAGCACCGCCAGACGACAAAATTCGAGCACTTCATCCACAGGCCGTAGCCCTTGGCGAAATGGACGCCAGCAAACACTATCGTATGTGGATGAAGACTGGTGACAAGTGGGAAAATGTATATGCGGTAGAGACGGGAGCGGATCTGGCATGGAAAGATGGCCTATGGAATCTCATTGGCAGAGTCATCCAAACAGACGAACCAAGGGCCTTTTTCGCTGAAGGCGTGGATCCCAACGCTACCGCAGCATCTCCGGCCCCATCAGAGAAGCCCAAGCCGCCCCCCGCGCCCAAGCCCAAGAAGGTAAGCCAGTCCACGCAGGGCAATGGCCTGCAGAACTGGCGCTACGACGTGGCCATGCCCGACGGACAGAGCGTCCACGTCAGCATCGTCGGCCGCAAAAACCGGGACGCATACGCACTCACGGCCAAGGAGGCAAACGCCGAGGCCGTCAAGCAGGCAATGGAGTCCTGGCGGCCCCGGGAGGGGTGGGAGAAGTCCGATCCCTTCGCTCCCGACCTCGTCAAGTCGGGCCGTGGCGGAGGCCGAGAAGGCCCGCATCGCGCAGCACAACGAGCAAATGGCAGCGGCCAAAGCGAAAAGGGAGCAAGCCGCATGAGCGACCGCAAGATGTCCAGCGCGTTCTCCGCGCTCCGGAAGTCCACCCGACCCGAGGCCCCCGACGTCGACCCCGACGTCGAGGCTGCCCTCGCCATCCTCACCACCCCGCCCGCCGAGGCAGCCCCCGAGCCCCCGGCCGAAGACCTCTACAAGGGGCTCCGGATCGTGCGCGGCGGCTGCGGCGTCGTGATCATCAGCACCCGGGAGGACGAGGTGAACGTCCGTCTCATGGCGTCCGGCCGGCTCGGGCACCCGGGCGCGTAGGTGGCAGCGGCAGCCAACATTATCCGCCTAGGCACGCAGGCGGCCTTCGGCCTCGCTCGCATGAGCGACCGGCTGACCATCGCGGTCTCCGGTGCCGTGACGGGCGCCGTGGCTCAGGCCCGGGCGGAGCGCGCCGAGGCCATGGTGGCCACGCGATCGCTCGCCCTCGGCATACCCCCCGAGCTGTACAAGAGCATCGCCGACGACGGGGGGGAGCAGGATCTCGTCGAGGAGTACCTGGCGAAGTCCGGGCCGGCACCAGCGCGGGGCATGGGAGCGAAGGTCCGGGACTGGATCGGCCTCGACGAGGACCCGTTCGATCCCCTGGCGGTGTGGGGGGGCTGGCGCGAGCGCTCATCGATCATTTCCTACCAGACGCTGGAGGCGCTGGGCTACCGCTTGGGGCCGTTCGCGGGCTTCCTGCAGACCAGGCTCAACCAGATCAGCTACCACTCCCGTCCGCAGGAGGACAAGCACGGCATTGGCTTCGTCATCCGCCGCAAGGATCGCCAGACCACGGATGACGACCGCGCCGAGGAGATCAAGCAGGCCCTGCTCAACAGCGGGCTTTCGGACCCCGTGGACGAGGAGACGGGGGACCGCAGGGACACGCTGCCCGTCCTCATGCGCAAGATCATCCGGGACAGCCTTCGCTTCGATCAGATCAACATCGAGCGGCGCCGCAACGTCAAGGGCGAGCTGATTGAGTGGCGGGCCCTGGACGCCCGCACCATCCGCCGCGTCGGCCCCGAGTACCTGGGCAAGACGGAACGGGGGGAGCCCGTCCGCTTCGTCCAGGTCATGCACGGGCAGATCATGGCCGAGTTCAGCGCCAGGGATCTGACCTTCTTCGTCCGCAACCCCCGGACGTCCATCCGATCGTGGGGCTACGGTGAGTCAGAGCTGGAAATGATGGTAAATACCGTCACGGCCCTGCTCAATGGCTTTACCTACAACGCCAATTTCTTCTCGCAGGGCACAACCGCCAAGGGCATGCTGTCCCTGTCCGGCCTAGTCCCCCCCCGCCGCCTGCGCCACTTCAAGCGGCTCTGGTACTCGATGGTCACGGGGACGGACAACGCCTGGCGCACGCCCATCCTCAACATGCCCGACGAAAAGGCCAAGGCCGAGTGGATCGATCTCCAGAAGTCCAACCTGGACATGGAATGGTCGCAGTTCATGGAGTGGTGCCTCAAGGTGGCCTGCTCCGTGTGGCAGATCGCTCCCGAGGAAATCGGCTTCCAGTTCGGCAACCAGGGCCAGTCCTCGTCACTGAATGAGGGCAACGTCAAATACAAGGTCGACGCGTCCAAAGACAGGGGCCTGTTCCCGCTCCTGAATCAGATCGCTCGCATGGTCACCGAGGAGATCGTAGAGTACATCGATCCCGAATACGAATTCACCTTTGCGGGCCATGATCAGGACAGCGAGGAGACCGAGGTCAAGCGCCGGAAGGAAGAGGCGTCGACCTACAAGACCGTCGACGAGATCCGGGCCGAGTGCGACCTCGACGAGATGCCCGACCGCAAGGGCGCCGTCGTCCTGAATCCGGTCTGGCTGCAGAACGCGCAGGCCATCGACGCGCAGCAGGGCGGGCAGGAGCAGGGTCCACCCGACGGCGGCGGCGCGTTCTCCGACCTCTTCCCGGACGAGGATGACGAGGGCGAAGGCGGGGACGGAAATCCCCAGCTTGCGCCCGGCCCCCCAGGTGGGCTACAAAAGAGCTTGACACGGAGCCGGCGACGGTCTCCGAGAGTAGTGCGGTACGAGATCATCGCATAGGAGGCTCCGGCCATGGCCATCGACGCAACCGAGAAAACCCAAAGCTACGACGTCCACCCCTCCGTCGTCGCGGACCAGATTTCCGCCTTCGTCGGCGACGTGCGGCGTCGGCTCGCCGCCGTGTTCGTCGATGCCGGTCTGATGGCGCACTCCTGGATCGCCCCGTGGGACGGCGTCATCGAATCGATCCGGACCACGCAGCTGCTCGCGGCTGCCGGCGGTGGCGCGCAGAACAGCCTCACCCTCACGGTGGCGACCGTGACCGCCTGGGAGGCTGCCACCGACGGCAACACGCTCCTGGACAACGTCGCGGCCGAGGTGTCGGCGCTGACCTACCCCACATCGACGGCGCTGCTCGTGGAGCAGGCGGACGGGTTCAGCCGGCTGCCGTTCGTCAAGGGCGACGTCATCGCTCTCGGCGCGGTCGCGGCGGGCACCTACGGGACGGCCGAGACCGAGATCATGGTCGCGAAGGTCGTCCCGCACATCGTCTAGTCGGCGAGAGCGGGAGAGCGGCGGAGCCTGGGTTCCCCGGGCCCACTGTTGATCCGAGCAGCAGGAGAGAGAGACATGGCCGTGGACGCGACCGAAAAGACGCAGAACTACAACAGCCCGCTCAAGCCGTCGACCCTGGAGGCCAACTACTCGGTCTTCCTCGGCGACATCCGCCGCGAGCTCCCCGCCGTCATGGTCCAGGGCGCCCTCTTCGTCCACTCGTGGATCGCCCCTTGGCCGGGCGTCATCGAGGCGGTGAGGACGACTCAGCTTATCGCGGGCGGCGGCGCCGGCGCGCAGAACAGCATCACCATGACGGTCGACGGGGACGACGCATGGGGCGGGACGCCCACCGATGGCAACACGCTCCTGGACGACGACGTGGCCGGGACCTCCGCGCTGACCTATCCGACCAACGCTGCACTGCTCGTGGAGCAGCCGGACGAGGTGGACCGCGTGGAATTCGCCCTGGGCGCCGTCATTGCCGTCGGGGCCGTGGCCGGGGCCGCTGCCTACGGCAGGGCGGAGACCACGGTCGTCATCGCCAGGCTCGTGCCGCAGGACATCTAGTCCGTGCGCGTCCTCATCGAGGTAGCTCCCGGAGAGATCCGGGAGCGCCCCGCTGACCTAGCGAAGGCGATCGCCAGCGTGGTAGAGCGGGAGGGGGCGGACCCCGACGCGTTCGCTGAGGCGTTCGCCAAGGCCGGCGCTCCAGCCCCCGCCCCGTCGGATCTGCGGCCGGCGTGCCTGCGCGAGTCCGTGGCCGCTCGGCTGCGCTGGTATGAGACGATCTTGCTCCCGGCCATGCAGGCCCGCATCATGGAGGTGCTTTCGTGACCGCAATCCGCGACTTCTTCCTGGCCTTTTTCGGCGCCCAGCGCAAGGTGAGCTACCGGCGCCTGCTGGTCTTTGCCGCGGCGTGCGTCTACCTGCCGCTAGGCTACCTCTCCGATCAGGTGTGGGCGGCGGTGGCCATCGTCTTCATCGGCGGTGAAGTCCTGCACGGCTCGGGCCTCCTGTCTCGCATCCTGCCGATCCATGCCACCGCGACCCTCCGGGCCCAGGACATCGTCCCCGGCGGGGCGTCGGAGCCGGACGCAGAGCCGGAGCCTTGATGAGGCGCTGGGCCATCGCAGCAGCCGTCTTGGCCGCGATCGCTGCGGTCATCCTCGTCTGCGTCGTGATCGACGTGAAGACCGGGGTCCTGGGTGGCCTCGTGCTTTCCCTTCTGGGCCTGACGGCCGGCGCAGGGCGACGAAAGAGGGGGCCCGAGGCCCTCCCCTTCGTCCGATACAAGGAGGCGGAGCTGGACGCGCAGGAGCGAGCAACGCTGCGCGCGCAGGCGGCCAGCGAAACGGCCCGGGTGGCCCGGGCGGAGGTAGGGCGCGATGTGGCAACGACTGCTGCTGGCGTTGACCGTGCCGGCAATGCTCGGCGGGTGTCTCGCTTCTTCGGGTTCGGCGGCAAGGGAACCCCTCCCTCGCTTTGACCCGCCCGTCGTCTGCGAGATGGCCCTGACCCCCGGCGTCGAGATCCCCGCCTCCGAGCCCGATCTGGAGCCTCTCCCCGGCGGCTACTTCGTCACTGACTCCCAGATGGCCTCCGTCCAGGCGCAGCTCGGCAACTGCAGATTCCAGCGTGGGGAGCTTCGCTCGCACCGCGCGATCGTCTGCGACAGGATGGCGGAGCGGAGCACGTCCGATGCACGCCTCTGGAGCGCCCTGCAGGAGCGCGACGACAGTCGGCTTCTCGACGTCCAGGAGTGGCGGCGAGCTGCCATCGTGGGCACGGCCGCCGGTCTCGGCGCTGGTTTCCTGCTCGGCGCCGCGGCCGGCGTCGCGCTGGCCCTCTAATGGCGCAGCACGTCGCCCTCGTCGGTCCCGAGCAGTTCGAGGAGATCAGGGAGATCGTCCGCATCCACCATGAGTCCGTGGTCGATGCCCTGTTCGGCTCCGGCCAGATCCCCGAGTCCGTCCACCGTCAGCTGGAGGAGCTGGGCATTCCGCGCTGGGGCGGCCCGAGCATGACGGAGGAGGCCACGCAGTACGGCGTTCTGACCTCGTCGCTCCCCGACCCCTTCGCTGCCGAGGCCATGACCTACCGCGAGTTCGTCGAGCGCGTCGCCATGCGCCCCGAGCCGCTCACCAGAGAGGAGGCCCACGGGGTCGAGTTCGTCGCGCGCAAGGGAGCCGTCTACTGCCGCGGGCTCGGCAACCGCGTTGACCAACAGACCGGCGAGATCATGATCGAGGTGGACTCGGCGGAGCGCTGGCGCATGGAGCGCGGCATCCGGGAGGCGGTGGCGCTCGGGAAGCATCGGCGGGAGAGCATCGGCGAGATCAAGACGCGGATCGGCCGAGCCACGGGGGACTGGGGGCGGGACCTCCACCGGATAGCGACCACCGAGGCCAACAACGCCGTCCAAATGGGCCGGGGCGCTGCGATTGCGGATGAGCACGGGGAGGACGCCCGGGTGGCGAAAATCCCCAATCCCGGCGCCTGCGACAAGTGCAAGGAGCTGTACCTCGACGCGAACGGGATCCCTCGCATCTTCGCCCTGTCGGAGATCCGGGACGAGACGAACGCTCGCGACCCGGCGAATCCGGCCCGTGCGCGCCGCAAGGCGGACATGGTCCCGACGCTGGAGTCGGCTCATCCGAACTGCCAGTGTCAGCTGACGTACGTCCCTGCCAACTGGACCTTCGAGAGGATCGCCGCCGACGACTGGGAGATGGTCCCCGACGACAGCGACCTCGACGACGAAGGCGACCTGTGAGCGATGAGATCCCCCTCTGCCCCGAGTGCGGCGCCCCGCTTCTCCAGCGGAACGAGCGCGACGGCGCCGGCTTCGTCCTGCGCTCTAAGCTCCTGAAAATTGACGAGAGAACGGGCACCGTCCTGGGCCAGTGCCACAAGTGCAGGCGCTGGGTTCCCCTCCCCCTCCAGCTTCTCCCGCGCCCCACCCTGATCTTGCGTACTTGACAGGGCGATCCCGTCGCGCAATCATGGGGCCAACGCCCGCTCACGCCCGCGGAAGACCCGTGTACGGCAGCGAGGTTGGATGACCAGCCGTTGCCCGACTTCCGCTTCCATGTACCCGTCACGGTGTACGCGAAGGCGCGCCCCAACGGGCGCAAATCGAAGCGAATCGGCGGCCTCGTCACCACCCCCACCCGCGACAAGCAGGGCGAAACAGTCAGCCTGGCTGGGCTCGACTTCTCGGAGTTCGAGGACGCTGGCTGGTTCAACGACAATCACGGGACGTCGGTAACAGACCTCGTCGGGCTCCCGACGGCGGCCATTCGCAAGATCAAGAAGGGCGAGCTGCTCCCGGACGGGTCCGGCGACCGCGCCCCGGCCGACGCGCGTTGGGCCGAGGGCATCCTCATCGGCAAGAAGGGCGACGAGATCGCCAGGGTCGCCTCGGACCTCCAGGGCACCGGCCGCTCCCTCGGTTTCTCCATCGAGGGCGGCATCCTAGAACGCGACCCCATGGACAGCTCCAACCTCGCCCGGGCTCTCGTCCGCAACATCGCAGTGACCCACTGCCCGGTGAATCCGGAGACGGAGTTGAGGCTTCTGGCGAAGTCCCTGTCTGCCGGCGGCGCAATCGACAACCCCGGCGCCTCCCCTGGCGACGGGTTCCCCCTGCGCGCCGAGAGTCTCGACCGCAAGCCTCGCTACCTCGAATTCGGCTCCCCCAGGGGCCGGGGGGCCAAGCCCAAGCCGTGCCTGGACGAGGACGAGGGCGTTGAGTTCCTCCGCAAGCGCCACCCCGACCTGACCGAGGACATGGCTCGCCAGCTGTACCGCTCCGCGCTGCGGCTGCGCGATGCCGGTGTCCTGAGAGAGGCAGTAGCATGAAGCGCAAGACCTTCGACGAGTACGAGTCCTTGGCCGAGAAGTGCAGCTTCGGCGCCAAGATGAACAAGGCCGACTACGAGGCCATGGACGATGACGAGCACGGTCGCCACATGGGCAAGCTCGGCAAGGCCGAAGAGGGCGGCGACGACGAAGAGGACCCCGAGAAGGATCCCGACGAGGAGCGCGACGAGCGCGATGACCCGGAGGACGATCCCTCCGAGAAGAGCCTCAGCGGCATGACCGAGGACGAGCTGTCGAAGGCCATGGACACGATCCTGGGCACGGCCAGTCGCAGCGGCAAGACCCCCGAGCAGATCCGTCTGGAGGACCTGAGCAAGGCGTCGGCCGAGGGCACCCTCACCCGGGACCAGAGCCAGGAGCTGATCGGCCTGCTGGAGCTGTCCCCCGTGGGTTCCCAGGCGGCCGAGCGCTTCCAGAAGTCCATGGACGGCGACCCGGACGTGCAGGAGGCGATGGCCCTCGACGCGACCAAGCTGGTCGCCGGCATGATCGCCGCGCTGACCAAGAGCCTCGACGGTATGGGCGACGAGATCGGCGAGCTGCGCAAGTCCAGCGGCGCCTTCAATCGCGACCTCGCCGAGGGCCTCGACGTCTTCGCGCGGACCGTGGACGCGAAGCTCGACGCCATCGTCGGCGAGAACGCCGGCCTCAAGGCGCGCCTCGAAGCCGTCGAGAAGAGCGCCGTCGCGTACCGGGGCCGGGCCTACGCCCACCCGCAGACGCCCGCGTCGGCCATCCGCGACCCCCGCGCCCCCGTCGACGTCAAGACGCTGACGAAGGGCGGAGCGGTGCCCACCCGCGTGGCCAAGCTGATCGCGGTGGATCTGCTGGTAAAGAGCAGCGACCCGGACGAGATGGACCAGCTGCAGAATCTCGTTTGTCGCTTGGACACCTTTCACGGCGCGGATTGGCGGGCGCTGCCCGAAGCCACCGCAAATCCGACCCTGACGGCGAAGGTCATCGCCCGGGCCACGGCCTAGCGGCCATAGCGATTGAGGGAGTAGAGACATGAGCGCGGACGCAGGATGGTTCCCGTGGGGCGAGAGTGAAGCTGGCGAAATGGGTCTCGGCGGTGCCGACATCCAAGAGCTGAGCAAGGCACTCGCTGCCGGCGACGACATCAACAACCCGGGCACGGCCGCAGGCGAGGGCTTCCCCCTCCGCGTGGAGTCGCTCGACGCCACGATGCGCTCGCTGGTGCATACCGACGCGGATCTGGTCGGCATGAAGCTCATGCCAAAGCTGAAGGCGGATCAGGTCATCCAGGAGTTCAACCAGCTGGTCAGTGTCGGAGCGGACGGCAACACATTCATCAGCGAAGGTGACCTCCCGGCCGAGGACGACACGACCTACGCGCGCCGCTACTGCCGGATGAAGCTCATGGGCGTGACCAAGCGGATCACGCACCTGATGAGCGTCATCAAGAACGTGCCGCTCCCCGAGGGCGTCCAGGCTGCCGCGTCGAAGGCCGGCACGCTGAAGATGCTCCGTGACCATGAGCGATACCTGTGGACGGCGGATAGCACGCTGTCCAGCCTGCAGTTCGATGGCTTCGAGGCCATGTTCATTCGTGACGTGGCGGGCCTGACGCTGGGCACGGCGAACAACCGGGGCACCGCGGCGTGGTTCGGCAACCTCGACGTGGCCATCACTGCCGGTCTGGCGCAGGATCTGCGCTACCAGGCGATGAGCCAGGAGTCGGTGATCGACCTGTCGAAGACGGTTCGCAAGGACCCGAACTACGGCCACGTCACGGACATCTTCTACGGGATGGACACCCACGTCGACTTCTCCAAGCAGTTCCTCCCCACGATGCGCGGCGAGGGCCTCATCTACAAGGGTACGGCCGGGGTCGTCATCGACAAGTACGCCTGCCCCACGGGGCCGATCGATCTCAACCCGGCCACCTTCATCCAGGAGTCGGACGTGGCGGGCGCCGCGAACGGCCCCGTGGCCAAGCGCCCCGCCGCCCCGGTCGTGGGTGCTCCCGCCGCCGCCGCCATCGTCGCCGGCGTCGACCCTGGCACCGGCTTCGGCGCGTCCGTCCAGGGCCGCACCGCACCTGCCGCCGTCGACGGAGCGGGCAACTACACCTACCGGGCCGTGGCGCACAACCGCTCCGGGCGCTCCGCTGCCGCCGACAGTGCCGCCGTGGCCGTCGTCGTCGACAACAAGGTCACGTTCACGGTCACCGACGGCTCGCCCGCCGGCGTGACGGAATGGTACGACATCTACCGAACCTTCCCCGGCGGCGCAGCTGCCACCGCGAAGTACATCTTCTCGGCCGTCCGGACGGCTGCGGTCCTGACCGTGGTGGACTTCAATCACTTCCTGCCGGGGACGAGCAAAGCCTACTTCATCCAGCGCACCCTGCAGGCGATCGGCTACTACAGCTTGCTCCCGATGATGAAGCTGCCCCTGGCCGTCCTCGACACCAGCGTGCGTTTCAGCCTGCTGAGCTACGGAGCCCCCTGCCTGTTCGCCCCGCGCAAGCACGGCATGGCCTTCAACATCGCGCCGCTGACGTAAGCCAGGGCCGCTGAGTAACCCCTGGCTCTTCTCCGGGAGGGCTAGGGGCCACCGGCAGACGGGAGAGGATGATGGCACGGCTACGCTGGATCGGACATCGCAATCAGCACGCTCGGCCGAGGCTCGTCGCAATCGCCGGCAGGGCCGTCCGTCTGGAGGCGGATGGCGCGGTCCCGGTGGACGTTCCCGAGGACGAGGCGGATCGCTGCCTGCAGACCGGCGACTATGAGGTGGACAGGCGGTCCCTCCCGGCCCGCGTCGCCGATCGTGTCCTGCCCCGCATCGACGAGGCGCTCAAGATCGTCCTGGTCGCAGCGGGCATCGACGAGGCGGTGCGCAAGCGGCTGGCCGACTTCCTGGCCACGTTTCAGCCCGAGGCGGTGAAGCCCGCCTCCGTCGCCAAGCCCGTGCTCATCCCCGATCCCCCGCCCCCGGCGGAGCCCGAGCCCGCGCCCGCGCCCGAGCCCGAGCCCGAGCCCGAGCCCGAGCCCGAGCCCGAGCCCGAGCCCGAAGGCGAGGAGCTTGTCCTGGCTCCGGCGCACGAGATGAGCGACGACGCGGGAGAGGGAGAGCCCGAAGGCGAGGCGGAGCCCCCTGCCCCCACCGAGCCCACTCAGGAAGTCCTCGCCCTCGCCCACGCGAAGGCCCAGGGCTACAAGAAGGATCTCGTCGCCGAGCTGCAGTCGGCCACCCCGCCCATCGAGTACGACGGGCGCTGGGCGAAGGCGAAGCTCGTGGGGGCCCTGCTCGGCCTCCCCGACGACTGGGAAACGCGCTAGCGGCCCCACGGGTCGACTGACAGGCCCACGGGGCCGACAGAAGGAGAGAGGCGATGGCAGCCCTGACCACGAGCGTGCTGGCGACCCTCAAGCGGAAGCTCCGGGCGATTGACGTCACCCGTAAGCTCGTTCCGTGGCTGGAATCCCTCGAAAACGGGACCGGCCTGCTGGCCGGCTTCCTGACCGCGGACGCTGCGGGCCGGGCGAAGATGGCGGCGGGCTACTTCGGCCTCGTCCCTGCGTCCCTGGCCCACTTCGCCGATGACTTCTGGGCTGCGTCGGTGGCGGCCCGCGCGAAGTTCGCGGACGGGCTTTGGGACACCACGACCCTGGCGAAGTTCGTGGACGGTTTCCTGACCGCGGCCAAGCTCGCGTTCGAGCCCGTCCACGACGCAGGCGCGTTGCCGGTGACCGGCCTCCGCCTGACCGCTGACCTCAACGCGGGCGACTTCATCACGATCACGGACGGGGTGACCCCCGAGGCGTTCTATGCGCGCGCTGCCCCCGCAGTGGCCTACGAGTTCCTCATGGGCGGCGGCGCGACGGCCACCTTGGCCAATTTCATCGACGAGGTCAACAACGGCACCGCCGGCGGGACCGCGTCGGCCTTGGCCGTCGCCGGCAACCTCAAGGGCGACTGCGCGTCGCTGCGCGGGGTCTCGATGGCCTCCTTCACGGCCTTGACGGAATCCACCGTCGGGACCCGGTGCGTCCTCTTCAACGCCGCACCCCAGCACGCCTTGGTCGCTGCCGATCGCATCTTCGCCGGCAACATGCACGTCCTCACGGTGGCCGAGGCGGCGGCCCTGGACCCGGCGGCAGGCAACGGCGGCGTCATCATCGGCGGGGTGGCCAGCACCGTCGAGCCGGTCATCCTGAGCTTCAAGGTCCTCGACGCGGTCGACGACATCGTGGACGCCACGCTGGTCAACGCCGCCTTCGCGCAGCACCCGGCGGGCACCGGCCAGTGGGACCTCGTCATCGAGGACAACAGCGGGGGCCCGGCTCTCCTGCTGACGGGCGATCAGATTTCCTGGACGGCCGCAGTCGCCGGCTAGTCGAAACACGGCGGGAAGCCCGCCTGCGAGGTGAGAAATGGCACGCGGAGCAGCACTACACCAGATGGCCTTCCAGCCGATCCACGACCCCGGCATGCGCGGGGTCGACAGCGGCTACTGCACCGCCGTCATGGTCAACGGGGACACGGTCACGATCTCGGACGGCGTGGCGCCGGAAGTCTTTTTGGTGGCGGCGACGGCAGCCGCCTACGAGTTCCCCTCGGGGGCCACCGGGGCTGACAGCATCGCCAACTTGCTCGCAGAGATCAACACGGGGGCGAATGGCGGGACAGCGAGTGCGCTCGTTCGTGCCCGGAACCTGAAGGGTGACTCCATCGGCATCATGGGGATCGCCGCGAGTGGGTTCGGCGCGCTCACCCTGGCCACGGCCGGGACCGGGGCCTTCGTCATCGGCAACGCGAACTTCGTCGGCCAGCGCGCGGCCGGGGACAGCAAGGTCGTCGGGCGGCGGCACACCATGGCGGCGAACGAGATTACCTCGATCGATCCGGCAGCGCAGGCCAGCGAGATCATGATCGGCATGATCGTCGAGGCGGACAACGTCCCGATCCTGACCTCCATCGAGGGGCGGGACGCCGCGAACGATCTCATCGACCTGACCAACGTCCACGTCGAGATCGTGCAGCACATCGGGGCCGGAGAGTACGGGGTCTACCTGTCCGAGTCGGGCGGTGCGGCCGTGCTCAACGCGGGCGATTTCATCAGCTGGTCCGCTCTGGTCGTCGACTGATAGGCCGCAGGCCGGTGGCCGGTGTCTGAAGAGGACCGAGATCCCCGGTGAAACCGGGCTAGGAGAACGGAATGGCACGCCCAGCAAGCCTAGATCAGATTGCGGCCGGGCTCGGCAGGTTCGGCTCGGGCCGCGACGGCGACGTCGTCACCGGCGGCGGCCCTGTCGCCCAGCCGAACGACATGCACTACGACAACCTGACGGTCTCGGCGGGCGACACCCTCCCAGCGAACGGCTGTCGGATCTTCGTCGAGGGGTTGCTCACGATCACCGCCACCGGCGTCATCGACGCGAGCGGCGCAGCGGGGACGATCGGTGCGACGGGCGCCGCTGGCGGCGGTGGCGGCGCAGGAGGGACCGGGGCGTACACATCCACCGTCCCGATGCTGGCGGCGCGGGCCGATGGCGCTCTTGGGGGCGCAGGCGGGGTCGGAGCTGGCGCGGCCGGAGCCGGGGGGGTGGGGACCGCCGCCACGGGCATGGGCGGCGATTCAGGCTCCAGCGGGTCTGGCGGGGGTGGCGGTGGCGCCGGTGGCGCGTTTGCGGCGAACGCTGCCCGTGTCCTCAGCCCGTCGTTCCGGTTGGACGACCTGCCGAGATACTTGTCCGCCACGGGCTACATGCCATCCGAGGGCGGGTCCAGCGGGCCCAGCGGCGGCGGCGGCGGCGGAAACGTCGGTGCTGGCGAGACGGGTGGCGGCGGCGGCGGCGGCGGCCAGGGGGGTGGTACCCTCGTGATCTTCGCTCGTCGGATCGCCTGCGAAGCGGGCGCTGTGATCAGCGTCGACGGTGGCGCGGGGGGGGTGGGCGGAGCTGGCGAGGCGGGAGCCAACCCGGCCGGCGGCGGCGGTGGCGGCGCCGGCGCTGGTGGCGGCTGGATCATGCTCGCGTACGAGGAGGACGCTGGCGAGGTCACTCCCGCATCCTGCTGCAGTTTCGCCGGCGGCGCTTGCGGGGCTGGAGGAGCAGGCGGCGGCGGCGGCGACCCGGGCATGGACGGAAGCGACGGCTCGGATGGCTACCTCGTCGACTGCAACCTCGGCGCCAACACCGTAGCGGTGAGCTAGCTCCGTCGAGGACTAGGCGGCGCACTTCATGGGGCCGGGCTCGGTGTCGGGCTCGGCCCTTTGTGCAGGAGGAGGGAGAATCTAGGTGGGCCGCGGGATCCAAGAGCACCAGCTGGGCTTCGGAATCGGCACCCAGGCCGGTTGGGTCGAGGCCACGGGGTTCGCGTTCGCGACGGACCAGACCTTCACCGTCCCGGACACCGCAGCGAATCAGGCGGCCTTCTGCAAGGGCCGGGAGCTGCGCTATGATACCGGCGCCCCTGGGGACCTAGATCACGGGATCGTCTACGACTACACCGCGGGCACGATCATCATCGCCGGTGTCCCGTTGTCCAACCCAATGATCACGCTTGAGTGGTCTTCCGTCCCCCGGACAATCGTCGAATACATCCATGTCCCCGGCCTGTTCGCAGACGGGGCCGACGCCACGCTGATAGAGAACGATCTCCGTCAGCGCAGGCTCTGGCAGTACAAGAAGGCGTATTGCGTCCAACAGATGCAGATGTGCCTGATTCAGGACACGGGGATGCTTTACCCGAACGTCCTGGCGATCGTCGCCGCCAGTGACCTGATAACCGCCCCCGGGCTTCAGGTGGTATCTGGAGCCCTGATCAGTTCAGGAGCGACCATCAACCCTGCGTGCTATGAGATAGAGCAGTTCGAGCCGATTGAGCTAAGCACGGACGCTGGCGGCTCCAACAACGATTCGCAGGATCTGAACGTCTGGCTGACGTTCGTACTGGAGTAGATAGATATGGCCAGACCAGGCGCAGCCGCAGACCTGACCCTCAAATCGATCCGAGGGATCGGGGACACGAACAAAGAAAAGACGGCTCGGCTGTCGCTCCCCGTCGGAGGGATCGGCCAGCCAACGGTTACCGAGGTGCTGGCTGCCAACGGCGCAGCTGGGGTAGCCGTGGACATCAGTATCTACCGGGGCAAGGTCATCCGGTTCTCCGCTGGCGGTGACGTCCTGGTGCGCTTCTCCATCGACGCGGCTACGGTGGTCACGGCCACGCAATGGCACGAGGCGGTGCAGGCGGGCACGGGATTCTCGAAGTTCATCCCCTACGGCATAACCCACGTCAGTGCCTGGGGGGTCCTCGGGGCGTGCTCCTGCGTCCTGTATACTCACGACGAGGTGGACTGATATGGCCATTCAGCAAGGCTTCAGCCGAGCCGACGTCTCCGGCCTCGCTACCACGGCGGCGCTGGCGGTCGTCGACGCGAAC